GCTGGTGCTCTTGTACGCCGCGTGGGTGGCGAGCACGGGGCGCTTCAACCGGTTCCTCGCGACGGGCATCGTCGAGGAGTGCGAGCCCTTCCCCGACGGCCAGGTCTTGGTTGGCCGAGGGTCGATCATCGACGCGTGTCGGTGGCCGCACCCACTGCCGCGCACGGTGACGTGATGGACGCGGCGGTTGCCCGCACCGGTTGGGATCGGTCGGGGTCGGGGTCGTGGTCGCGGTCGCGGTCGGGGTCGCGGTCGCGGTCGGGGTCGGGGTCGCGCGGAGGTGCTGCGTGAGCGCTGCGTTACTTCGGGAGGGCTTCGATCGGTCGGGGTCGGGGTCGTGGTCGTGGTCGGGGTCGCCGGGGTCGCCGGGGTAGACTGGCATCAAGGAACGTTTGGCCTCGAGCCACAAGAATACGCGCCGGAGATCGAGACGTGACGTCGGGACGGAGACGCGACAAACTGGCGACAACGGAGGTGCGGACAATGGGAGCGAACGGAGAGGATGCGCCGATGACTCTCGCACAAGCGAGCGAGTACCTCGGCGGCCGGGTGAGTGAGGAGGCAGTGCGCCGCGCGCTGCACGACGGCGCACTGCGTGGGCGGAACCTGGGAGGCAACGTCGGCTGGATGACGACGCGCGCCGCGGTGCTGGAGTGGATCACGCGCGGCAATGGGCCTGGCCGCGCCGAAGTCAGGACCAAGGCCCTCGGAGGAGGCGAAGATGGCAAGGGTGGGTAGTGAGTCCCGCGAGCGCGGTACGTACATCGGTGGGCCGGCAGCGTCGCAAATCTGCGGCCTGTCGCCTTACGGGGCGGGGGCGGCAGACGCCTACGCCTCGATCGTCCACGGGACCCAGGTCCCACAGTCTCCGCGCTTGCTGCGCGGGCTGTTGTTCGAACCCGGCTTGGCGGCGTGGGTCGCAGAGCAGCGCGGACGCGCACTGGAGCGCGACGTGTTCTGCTTGGACGACGCGGTCCCGTTCTTTGGCGGGAGCATCGACGCAGTCGAAGAGGGCGGCGAAGTAATCCACGAGTTCACGACGACGACGACGCGCGGGCGCCACCTCTGGGGCGTGCCGGGCACGGATGACTGCGCGCACCACAAGTGGGCACAGGCGCAGTGGTATATGGGCGTTGAGCCTCGTTTTCGCGAGGCGCATGTGTGGTGCTTCGTCGTCGACGGCGACGAGGAGCCGCTGCACTACATCGTGCCGCGCAACGACGGCGCCATCGCGGCGATGCGCGAGCGCTGCGAGTCGTTCTGGTGGGACCACGTCGTCGCAAGGGTGCCGCCGCCGGGTGGCGCGTCCGACGCGCTCGACGTGCTGCACCCGCGCGCGAACGGCAAGATCGTCGAGGCGACGCCCGACCTCATTGCCGCGGCGCACCGATACGCCGTCGCGCGCGACGCAGAAAAGTCGGCAAAGGACGAAAAGGACGAGGCGGCCGGCGCGATTAAGGCGGCGCTCGGCGACGACGAGGGCGCGCGCTGGTCGGGCGGATCGATCTCGTGGAAAGAGCGCGAGATGGGCGAGAAAGTCTCCTGGGAGGAGGTCGCGCATCAGGTGGCGTTGCGCTCGAAGATGCCCGGCGAGGTGTTTAATGAGATCGTGCGCGAGCAGACGATGGCGTCGCGCAGCGTTCGAGCGCTGCGTGTGACGGTGCAGAGGGAACGTTAACCGCGGCGTCCGCGCCGCACGAAGGGGCAATGCAATGGAAAACCAACACGGAACGCAGGGGAACGCCACGACGTCGTCGTGGGCATCGACCAGCATCGCGGCGCTGGCGGTCGCGCTGGCGAAGGCGCAGGGGGAAATGCGCCACGCGGCGAAGGACAACGTCAATCCACACTTCAGGTCGCGTTACGCGGACCTGGCCGGCGTGATCGACGCCTGTCGGGAGCCGCTCGCAAAAAACGGACTGTCGTGGTCGCAGTTGCCGACGGTGGGTGATGGGCAGGTGCGCGTGCGCACGGTGCTCATGCACGCCTCGGGCGAATGGATCTCGTCCGAGCTATCGTTGCCCGTCAGCAAGCACGACGCGCAGGGGATCGGCTCGGCGATCACCTACGCGCGCCGCTACGCGCTGTCCGCGATGGTTGGCGTGGCGCAGGATGACGACGACGGGAACGCGGCGGCGGCGGCGGCGCCGAAGGGACCGCCGCCCGTCGACGTGGAGGGCGCGAAGCGCGAGGCGCGCGCGGCCAATCCCGCGGCGACGAACGGCGACGGCGCGCCGCCGGAGCGCAAGAGCGCGACGGCGCGTCTCTTAGAGTTCAAGCGGGCCATCGACTCTTGCGGCGCGGAACGGGAGATCGCGGCTACGCTCGACTCGTGGGCGGCCGCGCTGGAGAGGTTCCCGTCGCAGGCGCGGAAGGTGGCGCATGCCTACGCGCGCTCGCGCTCGTGTGACCTGGCGAACTCGGACGTCGCCCCCGAAGACGCGAAACTGGTCGAGCAGCTGAACGAGCTTGCGAAGGAATGACGTCGTGATCCTCATTTACGACGAGCGGGCACAGTTTGGTCGTGATGCTGCGGTTGTCCTCGCGGAATGCAACCGCGTCGACGAGGTGCAGGGCGTCGTCGACGATCTCGGTGTGACCGTGTTCGCCGCCGAGTTCGTCGAGGACGACGCGGGCATCGCATGGGTCCGCGACCTCGGCCTGTACGACCCGCGGGGCGCGCGATGACGCTGGTCGTCCGCGTGTGCCCGCGGTGCGGGCGGTCCATGCGCGCGCTCTCCTGGGCGCCCGCGTGGGCCGTCTGCGGCCCGTGTTCGGACGACGAAATGGCGCGCCAGCCGGCCCTGCCGCTGCGCAAAACTCCGCGTCCGGACGCGATCCCGCCGAAAGACGTTCCAACCCGAGACGATTCGCGGTAGAAGTCGACCCGTCGCGAGTGATCGCGACGACGCGCGGGAGCGAGGCGGGCAGCTTCGCCCCCGGTGAGGCCCTCGCGGCGCTCCCGCGCGACGGGCCGCGGCAACCTGTCTGCCCCAGGATGCCCGGCCCAACCTTTCCCCCCTCCATCGAACAACGCAACGGCGCACCGCGCCGCCAAGGGAGACATGCATGTCCGCGCCGATCAAATGTCAGACGCTCCACGCCGCCGCCGAACTCGGCGAGCCGGTGATCGCATACAGCGGGCTCGCCGCGCGCGCGCTCGGCGACGACCCAATCGCGTCCATCATCCTCTGCCAGATGTGGTTCTGGACGCGCGGTGGGACGCGACGATCATCAGTCGACGCCGGCTCGATCTATGGCGTCACTGGAGTGAATCCGGCGCGCCAACGACGCGCACGCCGCGCACTCAAAGGCCGCGGTTGGCTGCGCGAGAAGACCAGACGCGGCGAGGACGGCCGGCTGCACGTCACATATGCCGTCGATCGCGATCGGGCGCTGCTGGACCTGCGGGCGTTCGCGGGTGCGGAGCGCGACCGCCGCGCCGCCGCGATGGAGCTCTCCTTGTTGGCGTCGGTCGGCAACGAGCCAGGAGAGAAATCGATCATGGACTCGGCGCCATGCGAAGAAATCGATCATGGCCATATGCAGAAATCGATCATGGAACCGGTTCCGCCATGTGCAGAAATCGATCATTCTGGAGATCCGGATCCGGAAGAGATCCGGAAAGAGGAAATACAGGAGCACGGCGCTACGCGCCCGCTCTCGCTCGAGCAGCCGGAGCCGGACGCGACCCGGGTGAACGCGCCCCCCGAGGGCAATCGATCCGACAGGGCCGGTCCCCGATCAGCGGAGTCGGAGCTCAAGCCGATCGTCGCGGCCGAGGACGTCCTCAATGGACTATGGGACGATGATGTTCCGGGCGCGCGCGGCGTCGCTGTCCTCGCCGTCGTGCTGCGTGTCCTGTCGGAGACGTGGCACGGCCAGCCGCGCGCCGTCGTCCCGTCCAAGCAGCGGCGCAACCTCTGGTCGGATTGGGTCGATGCCGGCGGGCGCCCCAGCGACGCCATGCGCGCCATCCACGGGATGCGGCATGATGATTGGGATCGGCGCGGCGACCACGCTGACCTACGCCACCTCCTCGGGAGCGTCGATCGCTGGGTCGGACTCTACCATTCTCACCACGTCCGCGGCGTAGAGCCGCGCTGGCCGCGACGTCGCGCCGACGCGACACCCGCCGGGCTCCGACCATGGCGCGGCGTGTATCTGCCGGCGGAGCGCACCCCCACGGAGGGCGATCGCTTCGCGCTCGACGCTGGCTATGTGTTCGTGTTCGACGAGCGCGAGTGGGTCGATCCACGCGACGATCCCCGCGGCCTCGTCGCGAAGCACCGCGCCCGATACGGCGATGCAAACGTGAGCGAGGTCGCGCGCGCACGCATCGGAGCGGATCGTGTCGCGTGACGTCGTCGATGACGACCTGATCCCGCTTGGCGTGGTCATCGACGGCCAGGCGGACGCTCGCGCGCGCATCGCTGAGGAGGTCTACCGCGCGGAGAAGCGCCGCGTCCGAGAGCCTCCGCACGTCACACTTATCGAGCGCGCCGTTGTCGCAACGATCATCGAGTGTGGGAAGCGCGCCGTCATATGCTGTGAGGAGGTCGGGCTGTCGGCGGCGGATTTCTATGACGAAGCTGTTGGCAACGTTTACGCCGCCGCGGTCGCGGTCCATGCGCGCGGTGCCGCGCTGTCGATCACGTCGATCATCGACCAGCTAGCGCGTGTTGCGAGGCTCGACGCCAGCGGGGGGCCGCTCGTCGTCGCGGCGATGTCGGAACGCGACGCCTACGACCTGATCGAATCACTCGAGACGCGCGATGGCATCGACGAGCTGATCACAAACGCAAAGCTGGTCATCGAGCACGCGCAGCGTCGCCGCGTCATCGAGGCGTGTCGACGTGCCGTCGGTATGGCGCACGCCGGGGCGCACGACGCGGCGACGATCCTCGACGAGACCATGCGCACGCTGGCCGCCGTCGAGGCGGGCACGGATCGTAAGCTGGCGGACAACGCGACGATCGCCCATGCGCTATCTACGTCATTGCCGGCATTTGGCGGCAAGAGACACGCGGTGCCGACCGGGTTTACCGATGTCGATCATCTGCTCCAGGGCGGGCTGGTGCCGGGCGACCTGATCATCCTCGCCGGGCGCCCGTCGATGGGGAAAACAGAGCTCGCGCTGAACGTGTGCGAAAAGCGCTGCCTCGATCACCGTCGGCCCGCGCTGTTCTTCTCGCTGGAAATGGGCGCCGACCAGCTGCACACGCGCATCGCTGGCGGGCGAGCGCGCGTCAACCCGATGCGCGAGGGCGTCCCTCGCCAGATGGCCAACCGCCTATCGGCCGCTCTCGCTGAACTGGCCGACTCGCGGCTACTGATCGACGAGACGCCAGGTCTCACGGTTGGGCAACTGCGCGCGACCGCACGCGCTGTGCGCCGACAGCATCCGATCGAACTGATTGTCGTCGACTACCTCCAGCTGTTGAGCGTAGAGCGCGCATTTGACAACAAGGCGACGGAGGTTGGCGAGATTAGCAAGGCGCTTAAACAGCTGGCGCGCGAGCTACGACTCCCCGTCGTGGCGCTGTCGCAGCTGAACCGCGGCGTGGAGTCGCGTGCGGACAAACGACCGCTAATGAGCGATCTCCGCGAGAGTGGCGCGTTAGAGCAAGACGCCGACGTGATCGCGTTCCTCTACCGCGAGGAGTATTACCTCAAGGACGCAACGCCCGGGAACAAGATCGGCGTCGCAGAACTGATCATCGCGAAGCACCGCAACGGCCCGACGGGCGTAGCACATCTTCATTTCGGACGGCACGAGCGAGACCCGCTCGATGCGCCACCAAGATTCGGCTCTCTGACGAGGACAACATGATCAGTCACACCATCGCGGCGCTCTACGTCGAGCGCGACGGCGCCTACTACGGGCTCGACGACGTCGACCCGTGGGACCGAGAGCGCGACGCGCGTCTCTACGACGGGCCGCACCCCGTCGTCGCGCATCCGCCGTGTGAGCGCTGGGGCCGCTACTGGTACGGCGGCCCGATGCTGCACGCACTCGGTCGGCGCAAGACGAAGGGCGACGACGGCGGGTGCTTTGCGATGGCCCTGCGTGCCGTCCAGCGCTTCGGCGGCGTGCTCGAGCACCCGGCCGCTTCGCACGCATGGCGCGCGTTCGACATCGTCGCGCCGCCGCACGAGGGTGGCTGGGTCCCGGCCGGCATCTTCCATCCCGGCGCCTTCACTTGCCACGTCGAGCAGGGGCACTACGGGCACCGCGCGCCGCCGGGCTTGCCGCAAGAGCAGCACGACGCTCGCAAGCGCGTGCTTGCCGATATCGGCTGGTTCACGCCCGAGCTGATGTCGAAGCGCGAGCGCTCCGCCACCCCCATCCCGTTCCGCGATGTGCTGCTCACCATCGCCCGAACCGCTTGCGCTGACGATCCCGCCGAAGGCGCCGCGATGATCGAGATATCCCGCGACGACGAGAACGGCCTGAACGGCGCGACCGTCGCGGAGAAGGTCGACGACGAATGAACGCGCCAACCCCGTTCGACGTCGTCCAGCGCTGGCGCGCGCGCCGCGACCTCTACCGCCCCGCCGGTGAGCCGATCGACGCGCATGCGTACGGCGTCGACGTTATCGAAGAGCGCGCCGCTCGCGCCTTCGTCGTCGGGCACCACTACTCGGCGAGCTACCCCGCCGCCGTCTGCCGCGTCGGTCTCTTTCGCGCCGACGCCGGGCTCGTCGGCGTCGCCGTGTTCTCGGTGCCGTGCAACCCGGCGACGGTGCCCGCGCGCCTCGGCGTCGGCGCCGAGGCCGGCGTCGAGCTCGGCCGCTTCGTGTTGCTCGACGATGTGCCCGCCAACGGCGAAACGTGGTTCCTGCGCCGCGCGTTCGCCGTGCTGCGCGCCGAGAAGCCCGCCGTGCGCGCGGTGCTCGCGTACTCCGATCCCGAGCCGCGCACGACGCTCGACGGCGACGTCGTTATGCCCGGGCACGTCGGCACTATTTATCAGGCGCACAACGCGCGCTACCTCGGCCGCGCGCGGCGCGAACGCGTGTGGCTGACGGGCGATGGGCGCACGCTGAACCGCCGCACGCTGTCGAAGCTCCGACGCGACGAGGGCGGCGCCGCCGGCGCGTACGCGCAGATGCTCGCCGCTGGCGCGCCGCCGCGGCGTCCGCTCGAGAGCGGGCCAGCGTACGTCGAGCGAGCGCTGCGCGAGGGGCCATTCCGGACATACATGCACCCGGGGGTTCACGCGTACGCGTGGGGGCTCGATCGGCGCGCTGAGCGTGCGCTGCCCACGGCCGTCGCGCCGACGCCGAAGCGGGGGGCAGCATCTCCGCCTGCGCGCGTACTGAACGACGGCTTAGTACCGCCGAGCAACATCGGCGACCCCGATGAGCAGCAGCATGGGCGCGAGTTATGGAGGCGCAACTCCGTTCTCGCCGCGCTGCGCGCGTGCGGGGAAGAGTGGCCGCCGTGACTCGCGCAATGCTGCACCTCGGCGACTATCGCGACACGCTGGCCGACGTCTCTGCGCAAGCGGTCATCGTCGACCCGCCCTACGGGGAGCGCACGTACGTCGGCAACGCCGGGCGCGCAATCGTCGACACGGGACGGCGCCAGATCTCGTATACGTTCTGGACTCCGCTGGCCGTGCACGGGTTCGTGCAGTTCTGGTCGCCGCGGTGCTCGGGCTGGATCGCTGCGATGACGTCGGACGACCTCATACCGGTGTGGCGCGCGGCCTATGCGGCCGTCGGGCGCCTCGACTTTGCCCCGGTGCCGATCGTCGCGCCTCGCGTGCGTCTTAGTGGCGACGGGCCGGCGAGTTCGGCGGTGTATCTGATGGTCGCGCGGCCAAGAGAAAAACGCTTCACGTCGTGGGGCGCGCTGCCCGGCTGGTACGAGGCGCCGGTCGAGCGCGACGGGCACATCGGCGGCAAGCCGATCGGGCTCATGCGCGCCATCGTGCGCGACTATTCCAGGGCCGGCGACCTCGTGTGCGATCCGTGCGCCGGCTTCGGCACGACGCTGCTTGCCGCGCGGATCGAGGGGCGATCCTCCGTCGGCGCTGAGATCGATGCGAGCGCGCACGCCGAGGCCGTGAGGCGACTAGATGGGGCGTATGCACCTGACCTATTCGCGGGGGTCACATGACGACGACGAGGCAAACCTACAACGAGATCGTCGCCGAGCTGCAGCGCGCCTTGCGCGACGACGCCGTCGGCGATCTGTTCGAGGCGGGCGGCTCTATTCGTCGCGCGCAAGTCCTCCTCGGCCAGTGGAGGCGTTCTGTCAACGATCGCATGGCGGCGACCATCAAAGACGACGTCGTGCCGCCGTGGGAGCGCGCGGAATGATCTCCCTGAGGCAACGAGCGAACGACGTCCGCGCGATGCTCGACTTTATGTTGAGCGAACACGACGCCGAGACGCGCGACCTCGTCACGCAGATCGATCGGCTCAAGGCCGCGCTGGCGGCGATGCGCGACGAGCGCGACGCCGCGCGCGATGCGGTTGACCTCCTGCTGCCCGTCGCGCGCGCCGGCGTGCGGCACACGCCGGAGTGCCTCGCCGCGATGGATCTCACGCAGCAATGCGCGTGCGGATACGACGCGCGCGAGGCGCCGATTCTGCGCGCGATCGATCGAATGAAGGGAACGACCAATGGGTAGAGAGACGGCGATCGAATGGACGCATCACACATTCAACCCGTGGCATGGGTGCGACGCTGCGCCGCGGCGGTTCTTCGGCGACAACCACTGGCGCGAGCCTTTGCGCTGGGATGTCGAGGCGCGCGCGGCCGGCGTTGCATGGGCGCGCGACATCATGGCGCAATGCGCGTTCGCGTGCGTGCCCGTGTTCGTCAAGCAGATGGGCGCTCGTCCAGTAGGCGCCGTGCTCGATGTCGTGCGGCTCGATCGCAAGGGCGGCGACCCGTCGGAATGGCCGCCTGACCTGCGTGTGCGGCAGTTACCGGGTACGGCATGAAGCGCAAGCGCATGGCGCCAGACATCGAGCGCGCGTTTGCGCTCGCCAGCGGTTTCGCGCGGCACGGGGCTGCGTTCGTCGCGATCGACCCGGGCGCCAGCACCGGCTGGGCGATGACCTGTGCGTACGACTTGATCGAGAGCGGCCAGGACGCGCCGGCAGACGCGGCGCGGGCCGTTCTCGATACGCTCGGGGACCGCCCGATCGCGCTGCTCGCCGTCGAGGAGCCGTTCCTTGTCGGCCGCGGGGCCCAGTGGCGCCTGCCGTGGGCGGCCGGCGAGGTGCGCGGGCGACTGGCCGCACACCAAGTCGACGAGTCGTGTCTTTGGACGCCTAAGCCGGTCGTCTGGCGCGCCGTGCTCGGGTTCGCGCGCGGGAGGCGCGACGACGTCAACGCGGCGATCCATGCCTGGGCCGAGGACCGCGTCCGGGCGCCTCTGCGCCGTTCCGGCGGGGCGCCCGAGGCGGATCGAGCGAACGCGATCGCTTTGTTGTGCGCCTCGCTGGCCGTTTGCGCTACGGTTGTTGCTGGGCGGCAACACGGAGGAAGCAATGGCGATCGGGAACACGTTCCAGGTAGTGAAGGCCCCTTGTCGGATCGAAAGCGTCACGTTCGCAAAGGCGAAGCCGAAGAGTGCGAACGACAACGGGGCGGGGGTCAAGAAACTCAAACTGTGGATTGACGCGAGCGGTGACGACCTCGTGCGCAGCGTCGTCCCGCTGTTCGCGGGCGTGATCGACGAGCACACGGCACACCGCGTGGCGAGCGAGGACGGACCCGGATTCGAGGTGCGCAGCAAGCGCAAGATGGGCTTGTCGAACGTGAAGGTCCACGACACGCAGGGGGCGGTCCTATTCGAGTCCCCGATTGCGCGCGTCGAGCGGCCGAAGTTTATCATCGGCAAGAGCGCAAAGACGGCGTGGCTCGTGCTCGACGTAGAAATGGCGATCCCCAAGAGGGCGTTGTCGATCGTCGACGACTATTTCCGCGCCGACGTCCTCGCATCCATCGCAAACGCGCAGATGGATCTCGAGGACGAAGCGAAGGCGAAGGTCGACGCCGCGAAGGCAAAGAACGGCAAGCGGCGCGGGGCGAAATGATGCTGCGCCTCGGTCCTTGGATCCGCGCGCGCCGCGTCGAGCGGGGCGTTGACGTCGCCGACGCGGCGACGCGGCTGGGGCTCACGGTCGAGGCGATGACTGACGTCGAGGCCGGCGCTCGGCTCATGCCGCATCCGGCGCTCGTCGACTACGCGGCGCTCGCGCAGCTGCTCCTCGACGAGCCGACGCTTGATGCCGTCGTCGTGCTCCGCGCAGAAATGTACGCTCTCTATGACGAGGATAGGCGCCGATGGGACAAGCGAGACGCGAGCCGCCCGCGGCCGACGGACGACCGCTGACGCATCAGCAGCGACGGTGCCTCGGGCTCCTGCGAGCGGGGCGACGCGATCTGATCCGCGAGATCGTCGGATGGCAAAAGACGATTCGCAGCCTCGCCGCTCGTGGGCTCGTTTCCCACGACACCATCGACCGGATCAACGCTCACTGAGCCGTCGCATGCGCGTCAGTAGCGCCGCGCGGGACCTGTCGACCAGCTCCTCGGCGGCTCGCACGTTGCCTGCGTGCGCTCGCAGGCGTGTCTGGAGCGCAAGGATCTCGTCGAGTTGTTCTCGTGTGATCGCGCCTATGAATACGAGCGCATCGCCGATACGTCGCCCCTCCCTCGCGGCGACGTCGGATGCCATCGCGAGGACGTCGTCGTCGACGAGGCAGAGTCGTTGCGCGAGCGCTCCGACGTCGACCATTGCGCGCATCGCCGCGTCTGCTTTGCGTCGCTCGTCGTTCACGGCTCACCTCTTGAGCACGACGACGTCCAGAACTCGTTCGATCATTTCCTCGTTGCGCTTGAGCGTGCGCGTCATTTCGACGAACACCTCGGTCTGCTTGACCGCCATGTCGAGGAACTTCGTGCCGGCCATCTGGACCTGTCGGTACAGGTACCAGATGACGACCCCCTCCAATACGACGAGCGCGCCCAGGATCCCCTGTTTCAGCAGCTCCGCGGCGGCGGACGTCGCGACTTGCTCCGGGCCGGCGACGGGCTGAGCCCACGCGGGGCTGGCCGCGATGGCGGCGATGCACACGTTGATGATCGCGAGTGCGATCACGGGCCAGCGCTTCACCGGTTACACCCTCCGCTCCAACGTCGATCGTGATAGACGCGCGACGCAGACGCAAGCGGAGGGACGCATGGGGACCGGATACTGGTACGCGCTTCCGGGGGCTGGGACTGCCCTCGGCGTCGTCGCGGGAGCTCTCGAGCGCCTCTTGCCCGTCGCCCCTGGTCTCGGGTTCGGCGGTACGAGCGGCGGCGGCCTCGTTGCCTTGGCGCTCGCCAGCGGCATGTCAGCGACCGAGATCGGCGACGTGCTGGACACGCTTCTGCGCCGAAAGGACCTGCTGGACAAGGGCTGGCCGTTCGACCAGTCGCCCGGGCTTTATCGTGGTGCGCGTATCGAGGGTTTTGCGCGCGATGTGTTCGGCGCCGAGACGCGGCTAGGCGACCTCAAGCATCCGGCGCGCGTATGCGCGTGGGATGCCTGGACATGCGAGCCGTGCGTCTTCGATAGCGTCGCACACCGCGACGTTCTCGTGTGGCGCGCCGCGCGCGCGACGATGGCGATCGAGTTTTTCTTTGACCTCGTCCGCGCGCGCGCCGACAACGCAAGGCTCTACGGCGACGGCGGCCTCGTCGTAAACGTCCCGCACGGGCTCTGGGACGACAAGCCGGAACCGACGATCGGCGTGCGGTTCTCCGGGCAACACGCTGCGTTCGAGGTCGCAGCGCTGATCGAGAGTGCGTCGGGCAAGGCGCACCCGGCCCGCGTCTGCCCGGTGCGGACGTGGGCCGACCTCGTTCCAGCGGTCGCGCGCACGGCGCTGCGCACCGCGTCCGCGTCGTGGCCGTCTAAGAAAGCGGCGTTCCAGGAGGTCGTGCTGGAGAGCGCGGCCGACGGCATGGCGTTTGGGCTCGCCGCGCCAGAGGTCGAGCGCAGGCGCGACAGCGGACGTCGCTCCGGCGAGCGCGCGGCCGAACGATTCAAGTCGTGATTGCCCGCGCGCTGGCGATCGTCACGCCGGGGTCTGCGGCGATCAGAGTCTCGCGCTGCACAGTCACGGCGAGCGCGGCCTCCGCCGTCTGCGCCGATAGGATCTGCGCGATCCCCTCGTAGTATCCATCGATCGCGAGGTTGATCCACGACCAACACGTTTCGATGTGCGCGGCGCGATCGACGAGCGGCGGGACGAGAGACGTCGCCTCCGCGAACATAAAAGTTAACGTGCGTTGTGTCGTGTCGAGATAGCGCTCTTCAACGAGCGCGCGCGTCGTCCAATACAGTCGCTCTGCGGCGATCCATTGCGCAGTCTGGAGGTCTGGCTCACCCAGCGCGGCGCCATCGTCGCTTCGTATGTCGTCATTCGACGGCGGCCCATCGAGAAGCTCCCACGGTGGCGCAATGTCGTCGGACCATGATCCGCCGGTTGTGTCTGCATCGAGTCCGAGGTCAGGCGCAGGCAAAGAGCGCGGGTGATCCTCGGCCGGGGCGCCACGCTCCGCAAGCATGGCATTGATCACCTCGTGCGGGTTTCCTCGGTCCATTTATCACTCCGCAAGGCCAAGACGAACATTCCACCATGTCCGCGCCTCGCCGCCTGTCGTATCGCCGAGGTGGAAGATCGTCGCAGGCCCGAGGTTCGCGCGGAACCATTCGAGCGTCAGCCGATCACCGCGCTGGAGCTCCGCGCGCGTCGAGAGCAAAACAGGGCTGACGCTGTGATTGGCGAACGTCGGGAGCAACAACGGGTCATAAGTGCCGGCAGGGACCCACACGCCTCCGTTTGCCTGCGCAATGACCGAGCCGCCCGTGTTGTTCGGTGACGCGAGCGACGTGTACGTCGCGTTTCTGACAATGCGCGCCATCGGCGCGAGCGCGGCGCCTGGCGCTGTGCTGTTCACGATCAGCGCGACCGCCGCTGTGATCAGATACGTACCCGGCTCCTTCGCGTAGAAGCCGTTACCAAGGAACGTCCCTGGACCGAACAGCACCTCGACCGTCCCGTCCTCGCGCGGGATGGTCACGCCACCCCCTCCGGAGACGAAGTGGTTGTGCCCCCAATCGTGCGTGCGAAATACGACGGTAGACCCGGGCGCACGGAGTGCGACGTTGTACCAAGCGTTTAACGGCGCCGCCGGGAGCACCCACGGATTCAGGCAGAACGTCCGGTCTTCGCGCGCGGTGCGGTAGATCGCGACGGTGTCGACGACGATAGCGGTCGGGAATGCGTGCGTGCCGTCCGTGTCGGCGCGGATGCCGATGCGCACGAAGCGCGCCGTGGACACCAGCCCAGTCGCATCGTCGATCGGACAAATGCCGTCGACGCGCGACGTGAACCACGTCCCGTTGGCGATGACCGGCGCATCAGGGAACTGATACGGCGGCGTCGTCGCCGTGCGCGGCCGGCGCACGCATGTCGCGACTACGGTTGTCCCGTCGGCCGCGAGCCATTCGATCAACAACTCAACACGCTTCGGCGCAGGCGGGAGCGCAAACGGGGCCGGCCACTGCCAATGCACCTCAAAGCTGTATGGCGTGTCGATCGACCCAAGGATCGGGATGTTCTGACAGCGCAGCGTCGCCGTCGCGGTGTTCAGCGACACAGCGCGGCCGCCCGACAGTGTCACGCCCTCGACGGCGCTAGCGTCCGTGCCCCACGTACCGATCGCCATCGTCCACGAGTCGGGCGGGTAGGCGTTGCCTCGAGAGAAGCGCGCGAAATCACCGTTCTTCACCTCGACGAACTTTGTCCCGCCGAGGTAAATGCTTCGATCGACCATGTCCAGCAGACCCGGCAGCAGCGAACCGATGCCGCGTCCTGTCAGCGCCTCACCGGGGTTTCGGATCGGTGGACGCCCGTTGCGCCCTGCCTCGATTGAAAGCCACCTGTTGAACCCGGCCGCCGGCTTTCCCTGCGCGTCGAGCGACGTGCGGCACCCGTCGGCAGTGAACGTGTGGCGCACCGAACGAACGGCGCCCTCCTGATTCACCGTCGTGCGGATGCCGTCCGGTTGCATCAGCAACACGTCGTGCGCCTCGATCTCTGGGACCCCGGCAAGGTCGTGCGTTGTCCGCCGCAGCGGGAATGCGAGGTCGTCCACGATCGCCGTCGCCATGCGCGACGCCTCAACGGTCGTGTCGATCTGTGAAGACTGGTCCTCGATGACTTCCATTTCGCGTAGGTCGAACTGCGCGACGCTTGTCGCGTTCTGGACAAAGACGCTGTTTGGGCTGGCGAGGCCCTGGTCTGTCGGCAGGCCGACGGAAAAGCGATCGGGGAACGTCACGGTCACTTGATTGCGCACGCCGCTGGCGTCCTGCGCGCCGCGTGTCGTTCGCATGACGTCGCGTTCAGCGATGACTGCGTCACAGTCGACGCGCCCGCGTCCCGGGTCAAACATCGTCAGGCGGTGGAGCGACGTAGACGGGTCCCAGCGCGCACGGCAATCCCATCCGATCTGGCCGGCGAGCGTGCGCAGCGTCGGGAGAAGATGCCCGCGGGGCACGTTCCGCGCGTCTGGCGTAGGCGGGACCATGCAACTCTGCGTGGGGATCGGCGTGTAGAGCGTCGCGAACGCTCCGAACGCTCCTGCGCCGCCGTTGTCGTCGATCACGCGCTGCATGACGGTCTCGCGTCCGCCGGCCGTCGGCCCGCACCCGTTCGAGCCGAGGTCGCCCGTGGCCGGGTACGAGCGCTCCGCGTTGATGTACCGCTCTGCCATGCGCGCGCCCTCGTCGCGGCACGAGATCGTAACGCGCTCGCCGCCGTCGTCGATCTCGTCGATGCGGCCTTCAAACCGCGTCTCCCAATCCGTCGCGGTCGGCGTGATCCATGTTGGCACGCGCGCCGCGTCCAACCGCGCCGGTCTCCACACACCGAGAAACGGTGTGAAGCTGGGTGAGAGTGACGGGTTGTTGAGCACCGAGTCACCGCGCAGCGGAGCAAGCGAAATGTCTCCGCTCTCACGGAACATGGTTGCGACGATTTGATCGGTCTGGTCGTCGATTGAAGTCGTGTACTCGACGGATTCAACGAAGTCGTCGCCGACAACGGTTGGGTCGGTGAGGTCTCGGTAAACGGCGCTCTGATCCTGAACGAATAGCCGAGCGTATTGAGCCGTCGGGAGCGCGAGCCCGGCTCCACGACGCCAGATTTCTTCAACCTCCGGGTTCGACATGACGCCGGACTGCGCGTGCCACGAGCACACATGCCCCGTGATACCCCTGGCTATGAGGATGCCGGTGGCATTGACGACACCGCCGACGGTCCAGCGCTGCGTCGCGAGCGCTGCGGAGCTGCTATTTGCCTGTGCCGTGAACGTCTGGACCACGCGGCCATTCACGAGACACTCGTAAGTGAACGGAGCCCCGACGCTCTTTCGCCATGTCAGCAGAATCCAGCGCCCAAGAAAGCGGCGGAAGTCGACCGTGGTCACGAGCGCGCTGTGATCGACCCCGGCACCATCTTCCCAAAAGAGACGAGCACGCACCTCGCCGTTCGCGCCGGGATACGGAACAACGCTCGCGTCTCTGACTAACTCAAACGCGAACTGTACGTTGTCGTCGGCCACGCCGCCGTCGACCCCGTCGCGGCCGCCAAGCGCGACGATGACAACTGACGCGCCAGCGCCCCCGGGAAACGAAAGCATGCGGACCCATACACTGATCGTCCATGTCCCTTGCGCGAACGTCATGTCGGCCGCGGTGGCCGATCGACCAAGCAGTTGCGTGCCAGTGAACGACCGCGCGCGCCCGATCCGACCCGTGGTCAACGTTGGCAACGGGATCGCGGCGACGGCCGTCAGCGGACGCTGATTGAGCACGGAATCGTTGGCTGGAGACGTCGACACATCGTCGAAGTGCCAGTGCGCGAACGTCGAAGCGTCGACGCGCGGGTGAATCCCTCTCCCGTTGCTTGGCATCCGCACCGTTCTACCCCGCGAAGCGCGCCGCCTGACGGCGCGACGCCAGGCGAAAGAGCTCGTAAACCTCTCCAGACGAGAGGTGTTCCAACCAGAATCCGACCTCGTCGAGATCGGCGCTCAGGGGCAGGCCGGCGCCGCCGCTGTTGCCGAAGCGCGCCGCGATGGCGTTCGCCTGGGCGCCCGGTGACGTATTCAGGACGGAGGCGCCGACGCGCGCCCCGTTGACGTACAGATGCAGCCCGGCGGTGTCTCCGCGGCCGTCGTACGTGGCGACGACGTGAGCCCACTCGTCGGCTCGGAATGCGTCCGACGCCTCGACACGTCGGCCAGCGGTGAGCGCAGCGTTCGTCATCCAAAGCCCAACAGTGCAGAGGTTCGACGCGGAACGAGTAACATAGAAAAACAGCGTTGGCGTGACGCCGAGCGTGCCCTTGGCGTAGATCGATCGATCCGACCCCGCCGGTTGCGTAGGGGACACGCGCACTGACGCAGAGATCGCAAACGGGTCTGTGTCCTCTCGATCGGGGATCGCTGCTGCCCCATCTACGATCGCGTCCGCGCCACCTCGAAACCCCGCGCCGTCATCGACCTGCGCCGCCACCACATCGAGTGCGCCGCTTGTTGTGAACGTCGAGCGCGGCAGGGCGCTGTCGATGGGACCGGCGAAGTAGGGCGGCTCGAAAGAGAAGTAAACGAGCGGATGCGGCACCGAAAGCCTCGGGGCCACGCGCGCCTGCTGCAGCGTGAACGGAACGCGACGCGCGTTGTTCCGCCAGAACGTTCCATCCGGCAACGCGACGCCGTTGCTCATGCCGACGTGGCGTTCTGCACCGTCGATCGCGCCGATCGCCTCCAGAGAGCGGCCACCGAACAGGTCGCCCTCGACGTCGAGACGCGGGAGCGACGAGAACGGGATGCGATCGTCTCGCATGCGCGAAGCCCACGCGATGCACTGGTCATCGTCGGCACAAAACGCCAGCGCGATCAGCTCGTCGAATCGCGTCGGCGCCCCGAACACGCCGAGGAACCCATCGAACACGGACAGCCACGCCGATACGTCAACGGAGTCGTCACGAACACCCTCGTAGAACACCGCGCCGTCGCTGCGAACGATGTAGTGCCGGAACGCCCCCGCCTCTTCGCGAAACGCCATGACGGTCCAGCGATCGGCGAACGGCATCGGGCCGATCGCGAGGTCATAGACCAGCGTCGTCACACTCGCACAGAAGCCGCCGAACACGCCGCCCGCAACGATCGACGCGCCAGCCGTCGAGAGCGGCCCGCGCCCGCGCGTGGAAAAGAGGTTTGCGTCGAACGGGAAACGATGGCCGAGCCCGCACACGATCCCCTCGAGCGCGTCCGCCGTCTGCTGCGTCAGCGGCTTTGACTGCGCCTTCCACGACAGAATGGGTCGCGAGCGCCCGAAGATCGGAGCCGCCTGTTCCGACGTCGCGTCCGCTCCGACGACAAGGCGATTCTCCGACGCGGAGCCCTCCTCGACTCCGACAGCCCATCCATTGATTCGGAGGAACGACACGGTCACGCCCTCCGAAGCGGATGCCCGCGCTTGGTCAGGAGGTAGACGATCCGCTGTTGTTCCGTCGTGAGCGCAGACGTCCAGCACGCCCATTGCGCAACGTGTGCATTTACACCTGTCCCTGGGTCACTCTGCCCGGCCGCATGCAGAAGCGCGGCAGATGTCGTCATGCCAGCAAATGCTCCGACGGTGACAAGAGACGAGAACACAGGACGGCCATTAAGGAAGATCCGCACCCGCGAGCCAGGCGCCCTGGCGGCGTCGTAGTCAAAAGACACAAACGTCCAGAACGAGGCAGAAAGCTGTGCGGAAGTCGTGTAGCGCTCTGACGCTGTGCCGTCGCCATTGCTCACCTCGACGACGACAGAGCCAACGCCGTTGTCTCGGACGCGCCACTCACGCGCGTTGCCGACCTCGTTCCAGCGAGACCAGAACGTCTGCGACATGATTGCATTTGGGCGAACCCATCCCGCAACGGTCAACTTGGCGGACGACCCGACTGCGCTTCCTTCTGTTCCAAGCCGAAATGCGCGATCGCCAACCGTGCCGCCGAACGTCGTCGCCGTCCCCAGGTTTCCATCAGGCCCAGCGGCGCTCCCGTGCGCACTGCCAGGGTCTGTAAGATCAAGCCCGGAGACGCGCTCGACGAACTTGGGAAACGAGTAGAATGCCGCGCCCATCGGCACGTAAAGCAGCGGGAGCGGCAGGAGATCGACGCTCGCGACGCGGCCGACCTCGACGAGCTCTAGATCCTGGATGAGCGCGTTGTTTAGGAACTCGTCGTCGACAACGAATGGTGCTCTAGGACGTGGCGTCGCGAGCGCCCCGCGCATGGCGCGCCTCGATGAACGCGACACGACCCTTGCTCGATCGGCCTTGCCCGCAACGAGGATACCCAACGGCGATTCTACGACGTCACCAACGAGGTGGACGATCGGAGCCGGGCCGAGGGGTTGTTCCCACGACAAGAGCTCGATCAGCTGATCGTCTGGTATTCGCCACGGGAAGATCGCCAGCTCGTCGACGATAAGTTCGGCCGCCACGCCGTCAATGCGCTTGCCGTACAACGTGACGATTCCAGACGCGACCGAACACAGATTCGCGCCGATGCCGACGATCAACTCGACGGCGTCGATCCACTCGCGCCCGTCGTGCGTCACCGCACCAATGCGCCACGGTGATCCAGTCAGCGTCGCGTCACGAAACCGAAACGTCACGGTCCACTCATCGGAGAGCTGCGCATCGAATGAGATCGAGCCGCCGGAGCGCACCACGAGCGCGTCACCATCCCATCCATCACCCGGGGCGAGGTGTGCATCGTGTCCGGCTGTCGTTGGGCCTAGCGATGTACTGGCGGCGATTTCCCCGTTGAACGAGAACACATGCGCGAGACCGATCGCCATATGCGCGAGCCCGCGGGCCTGCTCGTGCGTCATATGAGAGAGCTTGAGGTTGAACTTCCGGCGCGCCTGTCGACGATGATCGACCGCGTTGCCTCGCGCGCTGCGCTCCACGTCGCCGCGCCACTCAAGCGTTCGCTCCGACCCGCCATCCTCGACGAGACACACAACGCCGTTTAGTCGCGCAAACGGCATCAGCCCTCCCAACGCCCGCCGTAGCCGCCGTCATTGCGCCCGGTGTTCGTGCCTCGTCGGCGGATGTTTCCGCGCCGCGTCTGGTCTTGGAGTTTCTGCGCGAGGTCGAGCGGGTCGTCCGCTTGTATGAGCGCAGACTCCATGATGAACTGAATCAACTGACCACCAGACGGTATCCCAAACAACTCCGACCCACCCGCGATGGTCCCGCCCCCGCCGACAACCGATTGCGCCTCGAATCGGTACGCGGCGACCTTGAAATCCGACGCAGCGTTGCGCACCTCCTCGTTCAACTCGCGCATGTTCTCGGCGGCCTCGCTGGTCTCTTCACCGAGCGCTTCGGTGCCGTCACAGGCAGCGGCAGCGCATTGTGCGACGTCGTCGAGTCCGGATGATGCCGCATCGAGCTCAACGCCGAACCCGCCGACGTCGACGTGTTGCAACTCAACGCCAAACTGCTCGAACCCTGGCACCTTTCGGATGTTCTCGATCACGCCATTGATCAGATCGATCAGCGAGTTCACGAGCCTCTGCAGGTTGTAGACGAATGCGTCAACCCAGAATGTCGCCGCGATAAACTGTGTGCGCAGGAGCGTCGTCACCTGCGCGATGGCTGCTGCAAGCGACAGGAACACGGTGGCGACCAAGACGACAACCTGCACGATTCGAGACACGACAACGATCAACTCCGCCAGATTGACCGCGAAGATTTCGACCAGCGGCGAGGCGGCAACGAACAGCTGGCCGAGGGCGCGAAACAGTGGTCTCAATGCGACCACCGCAGGCTCAAGCGCTTCAAGCGCTACCGCCACGCCATCGAAAAGAGGCGACACAACGGACAGATCGTCGACTATGTCCTGTAGGAGATCGCCAAAGATCGTCCCGAGCAACGCGCCGATCGTTCCGCCAAGGGCTCCGGTCGGTTCGCCCGCTGCGACGCCGACGGCTGCCCCGATCGCTCCACCTACCGCCGCACTGGCACCAGACACATTGCCCGTCGCCGCTTGCAGTGCGCCAACGATCAGGGCGTTACGCAGCTCTCTCGCTTGATCGTCAACCGCAGACACGAACTCGTCGACCGTCTCCGTCGCGTTTTCGATAGCGTCGGCGAAGCCATCAGTGAAAACGCCAGTCCTGTCCGCCGTGGCTGCGAGCGCATCGCTCTCGCGCACGACGTCGGTCAGGGTCAGGCCGAGCGCGCCGAGGATCTCCTCCGCTTCTGCCATAGCAGCGACGAAATCGTCCGCTTGCGCGATCGCGTCTCCGAGCGATCGCAGGAAGAGACGATCGATCTCGTTGGCGACCCCGGCGAGCGCCGCCTCGGCCCCGACGCCGCTCACAGCGGCCCCGAGCCGCTCTGCTTCCTGAATGCGGTTCTCTCGCTCGACGAGTGCGGCGCCGATCGCCTCCGTCCGGAAGTCGAGCGCAGCGACCTCGTCTTGCAGTTTCTTCGCGAACTCCGTCAGGCGCTCGAACGCCTTCGCTTGCTCGTCGATCGCCCTTGCTTGCTCATTGATTGCCTTCGCGTGCGCTTTCGCAGCCCTCTCGCCTTCCCTTTGCTTTTCGTTCAGGAACTCGGCGGCTTCCGCGGTGTCGGCGAGAGGTGCGTCGGTCGCGACGAGAGATTCACGCAACTCGTCGATGGCTCCGGTCGACCCATCGGCGACTTCTCGCAGGTCGGCGGACACCGCCAACTCATCCAACTGTTGCGCGACGCGGTCGAAGCCCTCCGACTCGTCGATCATCGACTGGAAGTGTTCGTTGAGCGAGTCGACCTCGTCGCGCAGGTCGACAAGACCGGCTGTCGAAACGAACACCGCGGCGGCGCCGACGGCGAGCACTGTCGACGCCACGTTGAGCAGTGTGCGCTGCAAGCCTTTGCCGCTCGACGTCGCCTGCACGAAGGCGTCCTTCAACTCGCCGAACACCGACACGTTTTGCGGCACGGATCGGTAGCCGACGAGGTCGAGGATCTCCCGAGTTGCCGCATACGTCGCCGTGAACGTCGCGGCCAGGACGGTCAGTTTGCCCAGCGCGACAGTGAGGCCCAGCAACGCAGCCTTGACCCCAGCGGCGGTTACACCGAGCTGCGTCAGGACCAGGACGACGCTGGCGACGCCTTGCGCGACGGTCGCGAGCGAGAACACAATCGCCCCCAAGCCGGCCGCGAGCGCTCCTACGGTGACCACGGCTTTCTTGGAGCCATCGCTCAGGCCGCGGAAGCCGGAGACGAGGTCGCGCGCAACGCCGACAAGCGACGTCGCAACCGGAAGGAGCACGTCGCCAATCTCGCGGCCAAGGTTCTTCAACTCCGCATTGAGCGTAGATGCCCTGCCGCTAAAGCTCTCTGATTCGGCCGCGGCGGCTCCGACGAGGTCTTTCGTCTGGCGGAAGATCGCCGACAGGCGGAGCGTCGTCTTTTCTTGCTCCGTCATCTGCGCGGTAGATTTCGCAAAACCGAGGCGCAATGCCTCTTGCTTCAATGCCGCATCGCCGATGAACACGTTGAGCTTTTCGATCGCCTCAGTCTCGCCGCGCAGACCGGATTGAACTCGCTGGAGCGTCTCCGCGAACGGAATGTTTTGCGCCGCGGAAATGTCGGCGGCCAGCTTGATGATCGCTTCGCTCTGAGAGCGCGCGGCGGTCGTGTCACCAAGTGAGTTCTTGAGTTGCGCGCCTATGCTGACGAGTCCCTCGCGTGTCTCTTGGAGCGAAAGACCGAGCTCCGACGACGTGACGCGCGCGAAGTCCTCGACGCCGGCCGCGCCGTCGGCAAACACGCGCTCGATCAGGCTGCCCGTCTGCTCAAAGTCGCTGGCTGATGTGACCGCGCCGCGCCCGAAGTCGACGAGCGACGACGTGATCGCCTTCGCCGACGCGGCGACGCTGCCGAGAGCCTCGTTCAGCGCCAGGAAGTTCGCCGCCAGCTTCGGGCCGAAGCCGAACGACTGGAGCGCCTGCGAGAGCTTGTCCGCCTCGGACGTGAAGCGACCGAGCACGTCGCGCGCTTGATCGACGCCTCGCTTGAACCCGGACGAGTCTGCGGTCAGTTCCGCCTGGACGCTGTCGATCGTCGTCGGCACGCTCAGGCCCCGGGCTTGCCGCGTCGTGCGGCGATCTGGTCCCGCGTCGCGCGCATGCGCGCCCGGAACTCCTCCATGTTAGCGCTCGCGATGGCTGGTGGGACAGGGGCGTCACCCGGCTTGGCGCGGGCGACGACCTCGCCGCGCGGTCTGTTCGCGTCCACGCGCATGCGCTCGACGTCGTCGTCCGTGACCCGGACGCCGGTCTGGGGCGTTGGCGGGGCGCCGCGTTGGGCGATCGCCTCGAGGAGACCGGCCGCTATCGCGTTCTGGCGCACTTGCTCGTCGCGCGGAGCATCCGGCGGCGTTCGACGTAGGAGCTTGTCGATCGTGACCTTTGGTTTCGCGCCCGCGATGTTCGCCACGGACGCAATGATCCATGCGGCGTTTTCGCGATCGAACTCGGCGGCGGCGCGAAACGCCTCGACGTGCGCCATGGCGTCGTCGAGCGACAAATCCCAGAAGCGATCCGCCGGACAGCCGCCGCGGATGGCGTCGATCCTCAGGCGCCGCCAGTCGAGGGGGCGGGCCGGCTCGTAGGGCGGACATCATCGGGCCTCTCGTCCGCCGCCGGCCTCACGCCCGGCATACCGCCGCGCAAGGCCACAGCGATCTTCGCGCCGAGCGTGCGAAGAGTGTCCGGCGCGCCCTGAGCCGCCTCGTCTTCCTTCGGCATCTGGTCGAACCAGTCCTCCACAAGCGACAGATCGAACTCGCCAGGCTTGGGCTCGAAGCGCCGCCTGAACTCCGGCAGGTGCGAGAGCCCTGCGGCCGTCGCGAGCACGAGGAAGCTCACGCCCCCGCGCGTCGCCGCCTCCGAGAAGCTCTGTCCGCTCGCGCGCTCGATGAAACAGATCGCGCGCGTGCCGTAGAAAAGCTCCCGCTTGTGACCGCCAAGGACCACGTTGCAGGTGTTGTCGCCCAAGCCCATCGCGTCGCCTCCGTGTTGGGGCGGCAAACGTAGCACGCAACGCGAGCAAACGCGCCGGCAAAACGAGCCGCTGGTTCACTGCCCTCGGCCGTCACCACCGAAGGCGCGCGATCAGGTCTGATAGCCGAGTGTCGGTTTGCTGATCCGCAACGTGCCGTCGAAGCTGGCGAGGTCGTCGTTGGGCGAGTTTGCGGTGAGCGTCGTCGCGAACGCCTCGCCCTCGAACACTTTCGCGCCCGTCAGCGTTTGGAGCGAGAATCGCGCTCGGAAAACCGTCTTGGCGAACATGGCCAGGAGCACGATCGACTGCCCGACGTCGAAGTCATCCCAGAGGTTCGAGAAGTCGATCGTGATGTCGTGGTAGTTCGGCACGAACTCGCGCGCGCCGCCGCTGTCGTGGTTCGTGCACTCCAGCTCGTCGACGGCGAGATTGAGAGTCGCCTCGCGCAGCCCGCCCATTGGCACGTAGGTCGTGCCGCCGTCGTTGCTCACTTCCAGTGTTCCGAGTCTGCCGAGGACGCAAGAGGACATTTCTCGTCTCCTTCGCTGGCGTCAGGGATCAGTCACGGAAGCGCGCAGCGTACAGGCGGAGCGACGTCGCCGCGGAGACGTCGACGTTGACCTTGCTACCGCCGCCCTGGTTCCAGATCGCCGGCAGGAACGGGCCGATCATCGCCTTGCCCGGGACGCCGCCGGCCGCCGCCGGCACGACGTGGACCGTGTTTCCCGTGCGACCGAACGGATCGGCGACGGAAACGACGGTAACGGTCTTGGTCGCAGCGTCCTCATTCTCCGCGAGGAGAAACGTCTTACCGTCGTTGACGAACTCGTGTTGATTCGTCGCGTCGGCCGCGACGCCGGTCAGCGTGACGGCGCCGCCGTTCAGCGGGAGGTTGTCGATCGGGATGTTCGTTCGGGCCACGTTGCAACTCCTGTTGGGTCACAGCACCTTGACGATGTGTGCCCCAGCGGCGACGGCCGCGGTTGAAGCGTGTACATCGTAGAGCACGGCGGCGCCGTGTACCAGTACTGATACCCCTGACGCCATGAGCGTCGTCGCCAGCGGCGTTCGGGACGTGAGCCCGTCGTACATTCGGAATGGCGCGGCGACCGGCCCGCTGAACGTTTGCGGGAACGCCGCCCATAGTCTGTGGCCGGACAGCGCCGTCGCAGCGTGCGTGAGGTTGCGACGCCCGCGCGGTACGTCGACGAGTGTTGCGTCTAGCCACGCCTGATCGATCACGCCCGGGACGGCGGCGGCTCCACAGTAGATCGGGAACTGCTCGACGCAGCCGCGCAGTCTCGCGTTGATCGACACACGAGGAAATCCGTCGTCATCGCGACCGAGGTTGAGCGCCGCGCCGCCTGATACGCGGCACTCTGCCCACGGGCCGATCGTCGCCATATCCAACACGTCGACGAGCAACGTCGCGACGGCATGAAGCGTGAGCGCGTCGTCCTTGTCGCCGCGCACGCGCACGTTGACGCTGGGTCGCTCCACGCGCGACTTTTTCCCGCCGTCGACGAAGGGCTCTGCGTCAATGCCTGGCGTATCACTGACGTTGATCACGAGCGCGTCTCGCCCGGTGGCGACGGGGATATCTTCGTCGCCGACCTTGAGATTCACACCGAGGACGAAGCCAGCGACGTTATCGGCTATGTATTGTGCGACGTCGTGGGCCGGCGTTGTCATCGTGTCGCCTCGACGATGCGCCGCGCAAGACGACGCGCCATACCGGAGAGCGCCGCGTTGAGGGCGCGCTCCAGAAACTTAGATTTCGTCGCGTGCGTCTCGTGGACGACGAGCGCGTACGGCGCGAGAAACTGCACGTTGATCCGCGGGTCGCGCTCGCTGGGCCAGTACGCACGACCGCTGCGATACAGACGTCCGGTTCGGTACGGCGCGAGCGACTTCGCGCGCTCGATGATCTGTTCCGCCTCCGCGAACAACGCGCGGCGGAACTTGAGCGGGTATTGCTCCGACAGGTTCAGCAAGCGCTCAGTTAGATTTTTGACGTCGCCCCGTCTGATCTCGAACTTGAGGGCGAACTCGCGAGCCACAGCGAGCCTCCGCTCAGACCGAAAACTCGACGTGCCCACCAGAGCCCGCCATGCGCCGCGCATTGACGAGACGACGTGGGCTCCGAGCGTCGGCATCGTAGAACACGAAGCCGGGCGGGAACGTGCGCGGTGTGTCGTGGCCTGCGAACGGGGCAGTCCATACCCGATCGCGCTCGACGACCGTGGCCCTTGTCGCAACGTCGGTCTCGGTCGTGATCGTCGTGCCGTCCGCACGGCGCAGCTCGCGCCGACGCTCTTCGATGCGCGCCGGCACGACGACGGGAGCAAGGTACGTTGGGATCTGGTCCACGTTATCGTCGTCGACGAAGGAAGCGACCGCGATCTCGTCGATCATGTAGTCGTCAAATGTCATGCCTGCACCACTCGCCGACGCCTACGCAAGAGAGCTGCGCCCTCCGACGTAAATCCAGGCAGACCGTAATCTGCGCCGTCGTCGCGCGCGTATGTGACGGCGTGGCTCAAGAGGCGCTCGCTCTCGACGGTGCGATCGGCGCCTCTGTTGCGATACGCGGTCGACGACGCGAGCGTCACGGCGCGACGAATGTCCGACGGAAGATCGGCGATCGGCGGGGCAAGCGCAGGCTTGGCGCCCATGTTCGGCAACCACCAGCCGGCATCATAGGTGACCTCGATCCCGGTCTCTGCCTCGGTGTCCGCGTACGGGTCGCCGGCCGACACTCCCGGCGTGCGAACGCCGGTGAACGGCCAGGCGTCGCGGAAATATACGATGCCGGTGCGCCCCTCGCTCTCGACGATGTATCGATCGGGGTCGACGATCGACTCCTCGAACTTCACCTCGTCGACGACGCGGATCGGCGTCCGGCGCAGGCGGATCCGCGGCCACGCGCGCCCACGCGGGAACTCGACGACGTCTGCGGCGTACGCCAGCGGCCCGCGGCCTAGGTAGACCTCCGCGGCCTGCGACAGCGCATCGATCGTCGCCTCGAGGAACGCCAGCGCATCGCCAGTGATCGACCCGACCGTGACGCCGAGCTCTCGCTCAACGTCGGCGACGGTGCAGAGGGCGAGGGTTGGTGTGACGGGCACACCGACGTCGTATCACGTCGGAGAGACCAGCGGCCAGCGGGCGAGCCCCCACAACTCGGGCGCGGACAGCGGGCGCTTCACGCGGGTGACGGCATCGGACCAGTTCCCGTCGATGGAACAGATCACGCCATCCTCGAACCGCTCGACGACACCGACGTGGTGACCGCGCCGGCCGATGTCCGATAGCCCGTCTGGGCCGAGAAACACGAGGTCCCCGGGGCGCGGGCGGGCGGCTGGCGCCCCGACGCCGTCGGCGATGAAGGCGCGCGCGGCCTCGATCGGGATGAAGGCACCCAAGTCGCCCAGAGCACGCTGGAGCTCGACGACCGAGGGGATCAACCACTGGTTGCCCGGAAGCGGATGACCGATCGCGGAAAAGCCGGCGCGGACGAACCTGGCGCACCACGCTGCGGGGCGCTCGCCAGGCAGGGCGTATCGCCTCATGGGCTCGCCGTCGTTGCTGCGCGGCGGGTCCTCGCGCACGCCGACCTGTGAGGCGGCCCACTCGACGATCGTCGTCACCTCTTCGCCGCCTCAGTGCGTTCAAGCGCGGCGAGCGCGCCCTCTGCCTTGTCGGCGCGGCGGCGCAGCGCCTCGACGGCGCTCGTCGCGTCGTTGTCGCGCGAGCGCGGCTTTGGCACGCCGTCGAGGTGCAACACGGCAACCGGTGGACGGACGCCCTGCGCATTGAGTACCGATTGCGCCATTTCCACCGGCAGGGCAGCCACCTCGTCCTTCGCATAAGGCGCGCACGCTTGCGTGAACCGCACGAGCACCTTCTCTGAACGTCGCTTCGCCGTCGACGACATAAACGCCTCCGTGGAAACGTAACGGGCGCCGACGCGGCGCCCGTTCGTAGCAGCGTTGTACCCCGCGCGCTGTCGACTCGTCTATCAGGTCGTTTTGTAGGTCGCCTGCCACGTCTCGACGCGCGTCGGGGTCTTGTGAGGACCGCCGAGGATTGCGACCTCTTGGATCCTCACGATGTCGCCAGCGCCAGCGGGCCCGCCGAACACAGGCAGGGGGATGTTGAACCGGACGTGGCGGTGGAGCTCCACGAGCCGGAGATCGTATGCGAGCGTCTCCTGCGCTGCGGCGCCCGTGCCGTTGATCGTCTGTGTCGCGCTCGCCGTCGACGGCTGATGCGACGCAGGGACGTTGGCGAACGCCCCCGGCGTCGCGCCGGTCGGGTCGGTCGCATAGTCCGGCGCCGCGTGCTCCGGGTCCAGTTGGAGCGCGACCGACACGCCGACGGCCATCGTGTGTTGCACCGTCACGATCAGCTTGCACGACTCGAACATCTGCGCGCTGGCGTCTCCGCCACCGCTGGGGATGCGGTCGATGGAGGCGCCGGTCAACGCCGCGGGCGCCGCGCCGGTCATTTCTTGTCGTCCGGCCGAGCGGTGTTCGAGGCCGGCGCCAACGTCCTTGAGGTTTGCGAGTCCACCGAGGGTCATCTGGTCGTCTCCTTTTGCGGCGCCTGGATCAGTACCAGTCGACCGACGTGATGATCGTGATCTCGCGCCCGCGGAACCGGGCGTTGATGTCGTGGGCCATGAGAGCCCGAACCAGCGTCTCGTCCTGCTGGAACCCGTTCTGCTGGCCGTTCTGCGTGAACGACGCCTGATCGCTCACCACGATCTCGAGGTCGAACGCCTCGCCGACGATGATCGAGGCGAAATCCACAAGGTAGATTTCCGACTCGTCGCCACCGACACCGAGGTTCGTCGGGATGTTCGTCGTGGTTCGGAACGGGAGTCCCTCGATCGTGCCGGCGCGCATTTCATCGCGATACACGCGATTGCCGTTGCCGTCGCGCAGCTTCATCAGGAAGTTCTTCGTGCGCGGGTGCATGAGCCATCCGGGCCGGACCATGCGGATGTTCGCCGACTCGAGGCGGTCGATCGCGTTGACGAGATCGTCGGTGACCGTCTCGAGGGTCACGTTGCCGGCGTCGAGGGTGCGCGCGACGACGTTGGCGGCCGGCGCAAGCCAGCGCAGGCCCTTCGGCGTGTCCTGAGAGCCGTCGTCTCGGATGAGGGCGAGGTCTTTGCGGACGGAGAGTGTCTGCACGAGGTCGTCGCGGATCAGCTGATTCGCCTGCGGCACTGCATATCGCAGGAAATCATTCGAGACCGGGACGAGCGCTCCGAGTTTCTTCGCCGACAGCTTGAGCCGGCCGAACGTCGGCTGCGACGGCGTGATCGGTGCGACCTCGCCGAGATACTGCGCCGTCGCGCCCGTCTCCTGATGGTTCAACGACAGGTTGCCGTTTGGCATTGGGACCATCGCGGCTCCCGACGCCTCGATCACGACGGCGGCGCGAAGCAACTCCGTCACCTCGGCCATGATCGGCTCCGGCACGAGCAGACCGGCGCTCGCGGCGTCCTGCGCCTGGATCGCCTTTTCGATGTGCGCGACCGTCGCGTCGCGCTTCCACTCCTTGGCGATCTGGAGCGGCGTCACCATGACACCGCGCTGCTGCGTGTGGAACTTCGCGGCGGCGATGACACGAAGGAAGTCAGCCGCGGCAAGGCCACGCTTCTCATTCGGGTGGATCGACACACCGCCGTCGTGCGCCATGACCGCCGGCGCGCCCTCGCGCAGAACATCGATCGCGCGCTTGTTGTGCGCGGCGAGCTTGTCGTCGATCGACTTGCTGTGCGTCGCCAGCTTCGTGTTGAGCAAATGCTCGAAGCGCGAGAGCACGTCGACGCCCGCGCCGGCTCCGGCTCCGGCCCCCTCGGTACCAGCGGCAGTTTCCTTGACGTGCTTCGGGAACATTCGGCGTCTCCTTCGATCCGTGTTGACCTACGCGAGCACGCGCTCCGCGAGGGAAATCAGACGTTCGAGGTCGACCGGCTGAGCGGTCGTCCCTTGTTGCGTGGCATCTTCTCGTTTCTGCGCCTCGCTGTCCATGTTGTCATCACCCCTATCGCTCTCCTGCGATTCGCCTTCGGCCCGTTCCGCTTCGGTCAACATGGCGTTGGCGCTCGCTTGCGACGCGCTGGCGTCTCTCTCGCGCGCCTCTTGCTCCTCCGCGCTGCGCCCGTAGATGTTTGCGCGGACAGCGCGGGCGAACTCCTCCGCGCCAGACACCGCGCCAAGCGAGACGGCCACACCCAGCCAGTCGATCACGTCCGGCGGGTACGGCGCATCGGCGATCGCCTTCTCGCCGGCCTCGTCCACTGTTCTGAACTCCGGCGGCTCCGCGCCGAAGTCGTCGCGGTAGTGCCGCGCGAGGTGCGCATACACGCCGCGACGGTCGGCCATCGGGACGTCGACGCCGCCGCGCGCGCCGAGCAGCGCACCCATCGCCGCCGTCAGCCCGCGCCACACGAGCGTGTGGTCGACGTTCGCGCGATGGTGCGGGAGCTTGTAGGAGCTCTTTGCATCCGGCTCATCGCTGTCGAACCATGCGCACATGACGCGCAGATCATCGACGTCGGCGTCCGCCACCTCTGCGCCGCCATCCCACTCCGCGCCGCGCGCCGCGACGGGAGTCCCGCGCCGATGCGCGCTCGCGTACGTGATCGCTCCGCGTGTGGATTCGGCCCGGGCGGCGTCGCGTCTCTCCTTCGCCGTCGCTTCGCGTCCGAGACGATCCGTCTCCTCGCGTAGCGCCGGCAGCGAGAACACGCGCCCCGGCGCAATCAGTCGCCACGTCTCCGCGACGGCGTCGTCCCGCTTCTCGTCAAGCATTCGCTCCGTCACGCGCAGAGCTGGAGCGATGTCGATGCCGAGCCCGCGCGCTTGGACAAGAGCGTTTCGGTTGCTGGGCACGTTGACCGCGCTGTACTCGATCAGCTCCCACGCGAGGTATCTCATCGCGAGCGGGCCGCGCTCCGACTCGAACACCCACTCCTTCGGGATGAAGCCGATCGAGAGCGCGCGCATGATGCGCTCCTCGAACATGCGACCGATCATGTTCCCGAACTCGTCGACGTCCGGCGGGTTGAACGTCGCGACAGATCGCATCTGATTGCCGGCCGGGTGCGTGCCGAAGCCGTTCCCGATCGCCGGGATCGAGTGGTTGTGTCCAAAGAGAAGGACCGGGTTCTCTCGGTAGTGCGCGAGGTCGCCACCGCCGGGCTCGACGACATCGCGGTCGCGGTCCTCGCTGTCGTCGGTGATCACGACGGGGATCGCGATGCGTTCCATCGAGCCGAGGTCGTCACGGGCCGCGTCCTTCACGTCTTGCGCAGCGCCGGACAGAAAGCTCATGGCGTCGTCGACGGAGCGCAGGCGTCGGCCGGCGAGCGCCGCGCCGTGCGACCGCGTGAGTACGTATTCCGTCGCGTCGGCCGGGAGTCCCGCGCCTGCCGGGATGACAACGCCGTTCGACGTGGCACGCGCGGCGTCCTTCCACAGAGAGACGAGCTTCGGGTCGATCAGATATGCGCGGGACATTGGACCTCCGATCAGATGACCGTTTCGAGTTTGCTCAGGACGGCGCGCTCTTGCTCGCGCAGCGCCCGCACGAGTGCTTCGTTCATTTGGCGCTCGTGTCTGGCGGCGCTGCGATCAAATGCACGCCAGACGTCGGCGTAGTCTTTCTCGTCGCGCGCCGC